CTCAGCTATTGACTTTGTTAAAGCTAATCCCAAACGATACGTCTCTAAACCCAGTGGTGATGCAGACAAAGCTCTATCTTATGTATCTAAATCACCTGCAGACATGGTCTTCATGTTACAACGCTGGAAAGAAACAGGTAAACGACGGGATTTCATCCTTCAAGAGTTTGTTCCAGGCATAGAGTTTGGAGTAGGTGCTTGGATAGGCCCTAATGGATTTAATAAGAACGTTACAGAGGGCTTTGAACACAAGAAGCTGATGTCAGGTAACTATGGTTGTAATACTGGGGAACAAGGCACCGTTCTGAAATATTGCACTGAATCTGCCCTATTTAATGACACCCTCAAGCGTTTTGAAGATTACCTCTGTTATATCGGACATACAGGATTCGTAGACCTAGCCTTCATTATTGATGAAAAAGGTGAACCTAGACCATTAGAATGGACTATGCGGATGGGGTGGCCGTTCTTTAACATTCAACAAGCCGTCCATAAAGGTTCTGTTGTCGATTGGATGTGTGACCTATTAGATGGCAAAGATACTCTCAAAGTTAGCTACGACACTGCTTGTGGCATTGTTATCCCTATTGGGGATTACCCTAGGTCTAAGACTACGGGGCGTGACCATACAGGATTTCCTATCTATGGTCTTCCTGACGAATTAACCACTGATTTTGCCTTATGTGAGGTCATGGTTGGGAATGCCCCTCAGAACGATTTAAACGGCATTGTAGAGCGTCCAAGCCTAGTGACGGCAGGTGACTATGTACTTGTGGCAAATGGCACTGGAAAGACCGTTAAACAAGCCTGTGAGCGTGCGTATAAAAATGTAGACAAAATTGAGATTCCTGACTGTATGAACGTAAGGGATGATATTGGCGAAGGCATGGAACACCAAATCCCACAATTGCAGAAATACGGATATGCTGAAAACTGGCAATATGACAAAGTGGAAGAAGTTGAGGAAGACTAATGCCGTTAGCTCCTCCACCGCCAGTTAGCCAAAATATTGATTCTCGTCAATATCGAGATTGGTTCTATAGCATTTATGCCCTTTTAGGTACACCAGGCACTACCCTTGGGACAATGGCATATCAAAATGCCAATTCTGTAGCGATTACAGGGGGTGCTATTGGTGGTGTTGGGATTTCAGGTAGTACGATTAACAATACCCCTATAGGTACGTCCACACCCTCTACAGGTAAGTTTACAAGTTTAGAGGCTACTGGAAGTCTTAAAACTGATACTTTAACTGGTTATTTGTATGGCAACGATAGTACAGGCAATGTAACTGCCTCAACTACTATTCCGTACACTTCTGTAACCACAGTTCCTTATGGAGCATTCCATGACACTACTACGCAAACTGCTGCAGCCGCTACCGTTACGGCAATTACATTTAATGCTACTGATTATAGTAACAACGTTGCTATTGGTAGTCCTACTTCTCGAATTGTAATTTCTAAATCTGGAACCTATAGTGTTACGTTTAGTCTACAAGGGGCTAATACCGCATCCGCAGTAGATGATGTGACCGTTTGGTTTAGAATTAATGGTGTTGATGTAGCCAATTCTGCAGGTATTTCAGCTATTCCTGCTAAACACGGCAGTATCAGTGGTAAGTTAGTATTTGGTTGGACAGCTTTTTATACCTTTGCAGCGGGTGATTATTTACAAATGATGTGGACTACAGACGGTGGTACATCATCTTTAACGACTTACCCAGTAGGAACAAGCCCTGTACACCCATTATCCCCATCTGCAGCTATTTCGCTTAACTATATTGCACCCTAACTATGTCGAACAATCAACTACCATTAACTGACGAACAACTTGAAGAACTCGTAGAGCGAGTTACCGAAAAGGTTATTAAGAACTTTTATACCTCTGTAGGCGGGTCTGTCGTCAAACGGATTACTAAACTTATTGGATTTGGTGCTGTGGCATTCTTAATGTGGGCCGCAGGTACAGGACACTTCCCAATTAAATGAGATACAAAAAAGCCAAACATTCTAAAACAATGTGGTTTTCACTATTGTTGGTGATATTTGGTGCTTTAGCTGACAATTGGTCTGTATTACAAGGAATGATTGACCCTAAATTTTATTCATTTAGTATGGTGTTCATTGGATTGGTCACAGCCATATTAAGATACTTTACTACTAAGCCCATAGAATAATGTTTCCATTAAATGCTATCACATATATTAAGCTCGGAATTTGTGTTGTACTCTTGGGCTTTTTTGCTTACCTTGGCTATAGTTTCGAACATAGTCGATTTGTTGCATATAAAATACAGGTTGAAACAGCAGGAAAAATACAAGAAACAAAGAATGAACAAATCCTCAAGGAACAACAAGTAACTACGGAAAGAATAACCAATGATTACAAGAATCAGCTTGCTCGTGTTCATAGCTACTATAGTGGGTTGCACAACGCCAGTGGCAGTCAACTGTCCAGCCCCAGCAACACCCTCGTCAGAATTAATGGCTACACCACAGACCCTGTTTTTGCTGAACTCTGTGCCTCAACCACTGCTCAAACCGTCGCTCTCCAAGAGTTCATCAGAGAGCAACTAACTATTAAATAGTCAAGACCGCACGAGGGTATGCTTAACCTAGTTGTTTTCGGTCTTTCCAACTAGGGCATCAACGAATTGGCAGACGAGAGGCTGTCCCCTCACTTTTTAGCGGTCTTAGCGGACTCTTTAAATGCTTTAGCAGTAGGAGCACCTTTAGTTCCAGGCTTTCTCATCTTCTCGCCTGAGCCAGCCTTGATACGTGCTCTCTTCTTTTGAATATTGGCATATAAGCCAGGTTTAGTAGCCATTTAGCAACCCCATCTCTTTCTTGCAGCTTTTCCACGTTCACCCGTCCAACCTTCTGAACGAGCACAAAATGATTTATGTCTTGGATTAGTTTTATCTTTGGTAGGGGCTTTGAGATTAGAACCTGTAGCTTTGTTATATTTCTTACGGCCCTTTTCAGTCAAACCAGCCCCTTGGGAAACAGACTTCTTTTCACCACGTCCTACGGATAAGTTAACTTTTTTAGTCATGCTTTATCCTACCATATCTAACGATTTATTACGTACTTCTGTCACCCTTTTTGTCCACCCATTCCCAAACATAGGGAAGGTTTTAAGTGTTTCTAAGAATGCTTGACGCTTATCAGAAAACTCATTAATTAAGGTTACAGGATTGATTTGAGCTATGGCAGAAATAGTATTATTGCCAATAGCACCATCAGCAAATACACCCACAAGTTCTTGTATAAACTTGGCCGCACGGCCCACACCACTATTGATAGCGCAATCAAAAATGCAATAGTCAAGTCCCGAAGGAAGAGCATCTCCGTGTATGGCATCCCAATACCTTTGCTTATAAAGTGGTTTAACGTCTTCTTTTGTCAGGGCTTTTATATTGCCCTTAGTAACTTCATGCCCTATATATTGTTCCCATACTACCTTAGTACAACCCCAATTAGTAGCACCCCCAGGGTCTAAGCTATTGTCAACGTAGCCTCCCTCGTTGCCAATTACCATGTCAAAACATTTATCCCAGTTTCTGTTCATTTCTTTTTCCTTCTTGGAAGAGGGAACGGAGCTTCATCAGGTCTAACTTTGTATTCATCAATTGCTTTGGTAAGCATAGCAACAAGCCCCCACTGTACGAGTGTTTCAAGCCCTTCTTTATCGAAATCAACTTGAGCGTTGGCTGACCCATCTGCGTTTTCCTTGATAATTTTGACTTTTATATCCATATCAAACCTTATGTATTTTTCCTCTAAATTCTATTTCATCCTCTCCCCATACTCTAACCATTTCAGGTTGCAAGAGTCTAGACCGTTCAAAAGAGAGCATTACAAATCCACTCATCCAATCCTTTGGGGCATCTTCAGTGTAATTAAATTGTTGACCATTAGGGTCAGCTAGAGTTCCTGTCTGAACGCCCCAACGAGTACCGTTATAGTCCGTTACTCCAACCACATTAAGGGCATGGGTGTGTCCAGTAATCATAGACACTCCGCTATTTAAAGCATTGTTACGACCACCTGTCCAACCACCTTTCCAACGGTGTTTGATACAAGTGTCTTCATTAATCCAAAATGACCAACATGGTTGCCACATGGGGAAGTATTCTTTAAGAGTTGTGCCAGGTACTCCCTCATAAGCAGGAAGATTGTTAACAATATTGGCAGTAAAACGCATATCATGGTTACCTAAAGGCCAAAACATTTTGGCACCTTTTGCAACCTTTTCAATCTCACCAAGATAATGTTGACAGGCTTCTAACTCCTCCTTCACCGAGGGGAGTAGCTCAAAATCCATCCTAGGGTGCCTACTGATTCCAGACCCATCGAAAGCGTCGCCGTTACAGACAATAGCAGTAGGTTTATGTTCTTTAATCATCTCCAACAAGGCTTTGAATGCCGTTGTGGTAATGTCAGGCCAAAAGTGAGCATCACTAAATACAATGACTTTACCCTTCTCAATGTCCATACCCCTACGAGTATGTCCTTCAGTTTGAGCAATCTTCTTTTCTACACTAACCCTGTCATCTTTAAATGTTGGAAGCTCTATTTGTAAACGAGACTCAATTGAACGTCTACGGTTATAAACAGACCTCACATCCATTTTGTGAGTAGTAGCAAACTTTTGTGGGCTACCTATCTTTTTCCACTCTGCTATAAATTCTTCATCTGATAAAAAGTAACTCGGCATTATTTTTCCAATTTGTAAACTTTAATCGGTTCGTGGCTTTTTAAATCTACATCACACGCCCATTTAACTGCTTCCTCCGCACTTAATCCCATACGCATACAAACCTCTGCAGCCATTGAACCACTACCAATAGCCATAAAGGTTCTTACTCTTTCCCACTCTAAATCATCTCCACAAGAAAAAAGACCTTCAGAGGTCAATTTTAAGAATGAACTATCCGATTTTAATTTCGGTTTCGTCTTAGTCTTTTTGTTTAGATAATCAATTACTTTTTCTACGTCGCAATAGTTTCCTGCAACACCAACATAACCACCATCAATTGGGAATACTTTTTCTTCAAAATATTTAATACCAGCATCATCGTCTGAAAACTGGCTATCTGCAACTAATATTTTATTCTTCCAATCGCCAACAATGGTAGTCATAACATTCTCGTTAAGGGGAGACCATAAATAGTCTCGCTGTAGGGGAGACCAGAGAAGCTCGCAGCAGTGGCGAGTATGTGAAGTTGGGGAATTTCATCTCTGGTCTCATTGTTTAGTTTATCTTAAAAAGTAACATTGCTCCACACTGGACACCATTTATTGACGCTACAGTAATCCTCACACCTACGATAGGTAGCAGGACGGTGCTCCCAAAACTGGTCAGGAGCAAGTGTAACACCCTCTTGTGACGGATATAGCTTGATGGCTCGTTTGCCACCCTTCTTCATTAAAGCCCATTGTTCAGGGGTAGTCCACCGTTCCTCATCGGTACACATAGGAGGCTCTGCTAATTGGTGCAGTGCAATACGTTCTTTGACATAAGCCTCTGCATCATCTAGTGTCCACATCCGTATGGGAAGGGTCATAATCGGTCTTCTAGGGTAATCAGGGTTTTTCTGTGCCTCTCTGGGTCTCCAATCCCTGAAAATAGCTGTAATGCTCAATTTAGTCACTTCTGTGCCATTCTTATGCAATAGCCATCTTAGGACGTTTAATTGGCGTTCCCACTCGATTTTGCCGTCTGAAGAGTATACGGAGGTCACCTTGTAATCAGATAGGCTAGAACCCTCTAAAACGTCGAATGCACCGCCTAATTTCCATCCTGATACCTCGGCATAGACTCTCTCCTCTACACGTGCTGTACGCCCTTTATAAGCCATTTCTAGAAGGTGATGAACCGCAGTCCCAAATAACGCCCAAACACGGTCTGAAGCATCCTCCTCGATGTCGTTATCGTGCTTAATCCGTAACTGACGAATCAGAGGCGGTTGGATGAGTTGGGTAACCGTAATATCGCTACTACCTGGGGTATACCCTTGGTTTTGTACTGCGTTGACTATTGGGTCAGGCAGGTTAAATTTGTTTGTTAATTTCATTGATTCTTTCCCCTATCCACTTCATAACTGGAACTGCCATTGAATTACCTAATGCCTTATAACGGTGACCATCAGGTGATTCCCCCTTTTTCCAAGGTATAACTGTATAGTCATCCTTGAACCCTTGCAACCTTTCGCATTCCCTAGGTGTTAATCTACGAACTGCCATTGTTGCACTATAAACATTTAGTACGTGATGATAGTCTTGACCAGTATCTAATGTTTTTGAGACATTCCCAGTAACTGCATTGTTATACGCATCAAATCCTATAGCTTGTGCAATAAAAGTTTGTGCATGGTGTGATTGAACACTTGGTTGCATAGCTTGTAATGCAGGAGTCACTGTCAATGGAGTAGCACTAAAGTTATTAGCCTTGGCATCCTCACGAATACTGTAGGCAACTGCTACTTGATTGTCACCCATATTTGCTCTTAAAGTTGGAGAGGATTCTTCTACAAACCTATTAGGGTTTCCTTCTCTTTTAGCAATACCAGGTTCAAAACCAAAAGATTGTACTAATGGCACATTACCACCGCCTGTACCCCAACGACTTGTAACGGTCTGACATACATCGCCCATCTCTTTAACTCGGCTATCAGCAGGATGTGTTTCATACGCAATCATATTGAATCCGTCGGCTCTACTGTAGTCGTTGCAAGTTGTTTGGAGACAGTTAGCAACGCTTGGTATAAAAGCTCTGGGAGTTTCTTGTTTCGGACTTCTGCTCTTCTTAGTATCCCCGCACAGGCTTTCGGACTCAAATAATACTCTGGCCGCAGATTTCCAGTCTCCAAGACATCCGACAACAAATACTCTTCTGCGTCTTTGTGGGACTCCGAAGTTTTGAGCGTCAAGCACCCGATAGGCGAACCCATACCCGCATTCGACCAACGCCCCAAGGAAGGAACCAAAATCCCTTCCTCCGTTTGAACTGAGGACACCTGGCACGTTTTCCCAAATGCACCACTTGGGTCTAAACTTGTCAAGAATTCCAACATAGGTGAGGGCAAGGTTTCCCCTTGGGTCTTCAAGACCTTTCCGCAGTCCTGCAACGGAGAAGGACTGACAGGGAGTTCCTCCGACCAAAAGTCCAACTGATTCAAGATTCCACTCCTTATATTTTGTCATGTCCCCTAAATTTGGAACAGATGGGTAATGGTGTTTAAGCACGGCACTTGGGAATGGCTCAATCTCGGAAAACCCAACAGGATTCCATCCAAGGTCATGCCACGCACAAGTTGCAGCTTCTATACCACTACATACTGATAAATAATTCATACATTCCCCATTAGTTGGCTACCTATGCAGACGGGGGTAGCCACTCCGTGTTCTTTGTTACTTACTGCATTGTCTGAACATCTGGTGGGGTACTAACGTGCCGAATTCGCTTTCCCCCGTAAACATTAGAACGGTACTTCTTCAGATTCAATTTCAGGTTCTGCATCAGGAGTTCTGTGTTGCGGAATTCCACCTTCTTCTAGTTCTTTGCTCATTAGAATCTTCTTCTGAACATAGCTAGATAATTCATCAAATACTTTTTGGTCAAACTCACCAATGTCAAACTTGACAGCAGGGTTAACCAATTCAGGAGCCTCCATACCTTTAGGAAGAGCCATTACTGAACCAACGTTGGCATATACCTTGGAACCATCTTTAGATGGCTTGTGTACTACACCTAATAAGCATGGAGCACCCAATACATTCTCAAGGCTAAATTTACGCAACTCGTCAGAACTAAATGCACGACCACGCCAAGACTCTAAATCCTTACGTAGGTTTGCCTTATCACCAATAGACGCTGTGTATTCTTTTGAGATGGAGAATGGACGGCCATCTTGCATCATCTCGTTAAGTTCCCAAGTGATACGAACTTTAGGTGCTACCTTTGCAGTACCTTGCCACTCAAAAGTCTGATGACCTAAATCAATAATTTGATAGCATCGTGCAGCAAATGAACCTGCTGGACATTGTTCAAAATCACCACCACCACCGTTACCTGCATTAACTGTCAGAGACATCGCCTAACTCCTTTTCTAATTTAACTATTAAACTTTGTATTTTTTCAATACTGTTGGTTACTTCCATTAATTGCCATTCAAGACGTTCCTTTTGAAAACGATAATCCTGAAGGCGATTCTCAAGAAATTCTTGCTCACGCATTACTGTTTCGTAGTGTTCCTGTTGTGACATAATTCCCCCTTTCTACAAATTCTACTTGTTTGTTGAAACCCAGTCAATATATTTCTTTAACATACTTGCTGACATTTCTAGCTTCTCTGCTACTTCCTGTGCTGCTACTACATTACGAGCATTCATATAGCTATACACTTGCTCATTTAATTTCTGAATCATCATTTTCATTTCAGAATAATCAATCATAACTTTCCGCATCCTTATACCAATTTTGTATATATTTAATTAAATCCGCAGGAGATTTTCCCACAACCTTGAGGTTGCCTGTCGTTGGCAAAACTTCTTGTATTAGTGTTATATGGGGCTGTGTGTCCACATACCCAGTAATCAATAATACACGATGTATCCAAGCTAACTCTTTGAGTAGAATCTTTTGGCCTGTTTTGATTTCCTCATCTTCACGCTTCCATTCCCCAAATAAAAAACTACCCTTACGCTCTAATACCATGTCGATATTTGATGGCATAAAGTTAGGGTTATCCCTAATAATTCCACGTAAGAATCCAAAGTCTACATGAGTAGCATGGGCGTTACGCATCGCTGGTATCACTAGGCTCCTCCTCACGTACTACTTTGTATACACTAAATCCAATGTTTAATACGTGCTGCATATCTTTAGGGCTTAACTGACCCATTAAATGCAATATCTTCATTACCGCAATATCGTTATCTAATGGTACAGGCTTGACTAGTGTTTCAATCATGTTTTAGCCTTTTCTAAACGTTCTAACATAACCTCAATAGCGGCCATCCATCCAGCCTCAAAGCCTTCATAGCTACTTGGATGATGTTGCATCTTGTTTACTGGTTTCCACTCTTCAGCCCAATCCTCATACGCATCTTGTAATTTATTCCCCGTCATCTGCAATCCCCTGTAAAAAATGTTTATACCTATCTAACAACCAATTAATCTCTTTAATGTCCCCACTGCTACTGGCAAAGTATTCTGTGCCATCTTTGTTATAACCCATGATGCAAACCATCTGTAATAGTTTGGCACCTTCTAAAACACCTTCAATTGGGACATCCCCTAACGTACCATCTGGAAACTCAATAACATCACCCATTTATGCCTCCCATATCATCCCCTGATATAGGTTAGAACACTGACGACGTTGTCTATAACAGATGTAACGCATAAGATTACAAGCAAAAGAATTTCTCCTCGTGTCATTTGTCTTTACTCCATCCGTTACACTTGGCCAAGAAATCAATCGCACGGTCAAACTGGTCTTTCATGTGTTCAAGTTCATCTGCTTGTTTGCGTAAAGTTTTAGCAGCCATAGCATAAACATCATCAACAGTTTTAGTTGACAGTTTCTCTAAATAGTCAGCTATTTCTAATGGAGTCATCATTTCTTTTTCTTCCTTAAATCTTCAGAGTGTAATTTCTTAACGGTCTTAGGAACTTGTTTAGCTTTCTTGGCTACTGTTGCAGCTTCTTCACGTCCTGCAAATTTTCCGTCTGACAGAATAAATCCACGCTCACCTTTAGTCTCAAGGTCTTTGTGTGCATATTGTTTAGATGGGGCTTTAACTACTTTGCCGTCTTTCTTCTTTACTGCAGGTACTTTAACTGTTTTCACTGGTGCTCTCCTTGGTTTGCTCACTGTTCTCCTGGACAATTCCGTGGGCGATTTCGATGGCCCTAGCAATTTTTCGAATAGAGAACGGAATGTTAAGATTAAATCCGATAACGTCGATTTGTTCATCTGATAATGCCTTTCTAGGTGGTTCCCAATCAGGGGGTGTGTAGTCTTGTAATGTCCATGTTGTCATATTAAAAGCAGGTAATTAGCTGTCCGTTTTGAATGCAGGTGACGAGTTTACCATCGGGGGTAATGATTTGAGTGGTTTGGGCTGGTGCGTAATGGCACATAGTCAAACCGATTAAAGTTGCTGATATTAAAAGTATTGTTTTCATATTTTCCATGCTCCTAAAAGTTCTTTGAATGACCACTCTACTGTTGGTGCGTATTTAATCAAAATTGTATAAAGTTCTGTATCTTCATCTTTCTCAATCCAATTGCTCTTTTCCATATTGGCAAGAATCTTCTTCATTCTTTTGGTACAAGAGTGAAGTTCCATTGCCAGGTCTTCCATAGTCATTTCCTTATCCTTTAGAAGATTAAGAACTGCCTTTTGGTTCTCTGTCATAGACCTTGCTCCACTTCTCTTTGTGCTGCAGACTCTGCAAAGTGTTCCATATAGTCGTACGACATTACGTACAGCTTCTGACCTAACTTAGCCCAATCCTTTTGTTCAATGTAGTCACGGATAATGTCTTGGTCATCCTTAGATGCCTCAGAGATTGCCTCTGCCATGTGACTAATATCTGATGGGTCATAGTCCGCAGTCTTCATCAACTCAGGTACACGCTCCTCAATGTAGATTTCTTCATCTTCATTGTCATACGCACCACTCATTAACCAATTGTCATAACTCATTTAATTCCCCTTTCGTGTTAGCGAGATTCCACTATATCACTACAAATAATTCTTGTGCAAATTTATTTTTGTGGTATATTCCCTAATACTAGATATAGGAGAAGATGTGGAAAAAAGCACTACCCGTAGTATTGACGATAGGTTCTATTCCCCACTAATTTACTTGGTTAAGAAACATGGTTCTTTGAATGCCTCGGCACAAGCCTTGGGAATTAGCCAACAAAGACTGTTCCATTGGAATAAGATGAAAGTCATCCCAGACGAGTGGAAAATCGTTTTACACAAGAAATATGGGGTTCCGTATAAAAAGTTCTTTGAACAGTTGGAATAATTAAAAAGTTGTGTTACTATTGCACCATGACTGTGGAAAGTCATGTCGGCAATAATCAAGGCTCCATTCACATGGGCTGGAAAATCTAGTAGCAACTGCTATTACCGACAACTTTCCACGCTCCAGTCCAGTTGAATGGGGCTTTTTTCATTCTCTGGCGGTCTTAGATGGACGGCTAAAAACACCAGCGTCTAGGATACAAGTGCTACTGGGGGATAGTTGATGTAACAGCACACAAATCGGTGGCGAAGCTAGTGCCGATTCAACGAACGACTGGCGGGTGACGAGAAACTCAACTGAGTAGACCGTTTGAAGGACATCTAGGAGGCTAGGTGTCTCGAAATCTAACCAAGTACTCCCCCCGTAAACAATAAAGTATCAAAAAGACCACCCTTTTGCCTATTTTTTAGGCAACAAAAATATGCCACAATTTGTTAGGGAAAGTACTAACTTGGACGACCTTGGACGTTTTGAGATAATAAAAATATGAAGAACAATTTACGGCAGTATCAGGTCGATTCCATCAACGACCTTAGAAAAGCTATTCTGAAAGGCCACAAGAGAATCGTGTTGCAGCTTGCGACAGGTGGGGGTAAAACCACCATAGCATCCGAGATGATTCGTAAAGCAAATGAAAAAGGTAAGAAATGTTTATTCTTGGCTGACCGGATTGAACTTGTTGAACAAACTTCGAAAAGGCTAGATTATGAAGGTATTGACCACGGAATTATTATGGCGGATAACCCTCGTTATAAGCCTCATTCTCTTAATCAAGTATGTAGTCCTCAAACAT